ACACAAACCGGTGACGAAGAAAAAATCAAATGGCCCACCACTCAGTGGAATGAAAAAAGCAGATCTCATATTGGAGTGCCAGAGACTTCAAATAGATGACACTGGTAAAGTCGATGAACTCAAAGCTAGGATAAAGGCGGCCAGGCAGGAAGAGACCGCCGAAGACTTGTTTAAAAATTACACACAATCCTTTGGTAAGGATGACGGAACACATGGACATAAAACAGCGGGTGTCGGAGATGATAGAATTAGAGGTGGAGCGGAGGGTGAAGATGCAAGTGGAAGAGGTGACGAGGCAGATGAATGAAAAACTCAACGCGTACATTCAAAACATATCGGCCACGCACGGGATTAACATCCAACTTCTTCTTCGAGACGTGCCCACTCTAGCTGAAGACAATGACATGTGCCGCGGGTTGAAGAAAGACGGGACGAGGTGCACGAGGATTGGGAAGTTCCACGGGTTTTGTCAGATACACTTGTATCAGAGAGAACACTGCCAACCGGTGGAGATGCGGAGGTCGTCTTCACACATTCACGATCACACGATTTTGTACCAACACGATTGCCCGGCATGCAACCCACTTATAGATTTGAATGATGTATTAAACAAATGAGTAAGTCTGAGATCCTTTTGAAATCTGTCGAAAAATTCTATGAGAATGTAGGGCACTCCAAGATCCTCATGGAAATTTTGAATAAGAAATCGGTATCTCTTAGAAACATCGAATGGTTCATCACCAAGTACGCTCGCAAAAATAATCTGAGCTACACCACCAAGGATGGGAAGTTCTTCACCGTCCACATGGCCTACAAATCATCCCTCGACGGCTACTCCAAGAAACTCTTCGACCCATTTTGCCGGTCCGAAAAGTTCCTCTTCAAAGTTCCTGGAACGGGTGATCAAGTCATGACCACACTAGCCCAACTCAACTTCATCAAGTGGTGTATAAGGAACAATGTGATCGACTTTTTGTCCGATAACAAAACTCTTCTGGATCACAAGATGTAAGGGTGGCGCTCGCGCTCCTCCTTGGTGCGAATCAACTGCGTGATCCCCAAGAACAACACGGTAAGGAAGATGGTGTCCTCGAAATCGCGCGCAGCCGCAAACGCCAATACCATCAGAGTGGCGAACTTGAAGTAGACGTTCTGCATTAAATCAAAAACCATCTTCGGCGTCTCGGTAATCCCCGGTGCGCCAAAGATACTTTGTAACAAAATGATGATCCCGAACACTAAAGGCCCATTCACCACTTCTTCGGATTTCGGAAGGTAATCCACGCCTGTGTGAAGAACCATGCCCAAGGTGGACAACAAGATCATGGAAATGAGGAATGCGTTCGACTGCATTATTTAATATTACACGAGATTTTCTTTAGCTAACCGAGAAGCCAAGACGCTGTCGTACAGGCATGGGTGGGAGTACCGCACCTCTGGGCGGATCACAACCTTTCGATCGATGTGCTTCGAGATGTAGTCGTAATCGTATCCCTCCGACACGACCACCACGCAGTGGCCTTCGATGGCGTACGTGTTCTGGACGTCGAAGAGGTAACACTCGTGACTGCCGATGGGGATGGCCACGTCACACGTCAACGGGTTGTTCGACCCGAGAAAAGTCACCAAGTCGGCACCAGGGACCTCGAAGAAAACCACCGAGTTCGTCGACTTTGCTTGCACCTTGGCGTTTCCCAGGCGGTTCGTGAGCTCCTGGAAGGCCGTCTGGAAACCGACGCACCCGTAGCGCGTCATGTCCACCTCCAAACCCACCACACGGAGCCGTGGAATTTTAAGTTCAATCTCCTTCATAGCCGATTGGTAACTCTTTTCCTCGCCCACGCAGTACAAACAAGAAAGATGCTGGATGTGACCATACGCCTCAGAAAACTTGAAAGGGTCGCACTCGTCCACGGATAACACAGATCCAGGTAAATGCCACGTGTTCTCGTAAGAGAGTGTGTCACTGAACCCGTGATTGACACCTTTCCATCCGTGTTGAAATCCGTGCACGAGATTACCGACCCGCTTCTCCCTCGAAGTGATGGTGGTGATCACGGTATTCAACCCGGGGTTGGCCTTTCCAGTTGACACGATCCCGATGTTCATATTTTTTACTTCAACATCGATGCATTTCTTTATTTATTTCAATCTGCACTTGATGGCGAAAAAGAGTAACCACGCCACCACGATGTCCACCGTGTAGTGATCGCGCGTGGCCACTGACGCCAAAGAAGACACCACCGGGAACGCCGGCCACAAAGGCGCACCAACGAATGACGAAGTCACGACGTTAAACGTGGTGTGCCCAGAGAACATGTAGTCCTTACAGTAGCCGAAAGGTATGCGAAGCTCACACTTACCATTCTTCGTGTAAGGGAATGTAGTGACGGCGTTGGTGATCCCACGGAAGAAAAACATTAAAGTGAGAAATTTCAAATACATCAGCCGCTTGGATGGTGGCCACGACTTCCACGACAGTGCGAGGAAAATCACAGGCACCGCGAGCAGCACGTCGGGGAGATGTTCGTAAGAACTTAAGTCGGGAAGCACCTCGAACCCGATGTCTTGGATATTCCCGTCGTTAGCACGCTGGTGTGAGATGAAATATCCCACGGTGATGTTGAACACCAATACCAACAGGAACCAAATCCAAATCATATTATAAAAAAATATTTTTATTTATTACAGAACAATGGCGTCGAACAGCGGTCTGCCATTGGTGATGATATTCATCTTCATCGCCGTGCTCAGTGCCATCTCAGCCGGTGTTGGAAGCTACACGTGCACCGGAGGCACATGGGATTACACTAAGTTTGACTCAGAACTGTGCACGGTTTGGCCGGATGACACATCTACTACCGTTGGCCCAACAACACCCCCGCCCTCAAGCCAGGCTCAGGGGGGTGCGGATGGTGAACCTCAAGCCGTGCTCTGCCAAGAAATGACCACCGTCGGTTCTTGCCTCGGGGTGAATGGGTGCACGTGGGACGACACAATCGGTGCGTGTCGCCTTCAAAATACGGAAGACACTTCGGAAGGATGTTCCTCTTATTCGAGCGAATATACGTGCCCGGCAGACTGCGAGTGGAACGCCGCGCAAGGCACGTGCGACGACCCACCGGCGTGTGATCTCGCCTTCACGAACGATACGTGCCAGAGGACACCAGCACTCTTCCAAAAGTGTGTGTGGGACACCAAAGATTATGTGTGCCGCGAACGCGTGGGATGTGAAAAGATCATGGGTTCAGAAGAGTGTAACGCTATCGAAGCCTGTGAGTGGACCGGAAGCACGTGCATTCCAATGATCCCAGCTGAAAATAAACCGTGCGACGCCGAGATGTACGCCACGGACGGTAAGGCGTGCTACAACGACGAACAAAAGGCTGTGGGTTTCGGGTGGGCATTCAACAACAACGAAGTCGGGCGTTTGTGCCAAGAGAAAGTCAATCAGTACAAGGTTAAACTTTTGACGAGCGTGAATGACTACCAAACCAAGTACGAATGGACCCTTCCAGGAACCGCCGAAAGTGTGGGTGTCAAGGACGTGCCCGAAACCTTTTGGGGATCCACCATGAAATTCATCGTAGACGCCTATGACATCAACGACGAACTGATCGCACCCAGGGGAACCATTTCCATGACACTCGATGACACCAAAGATAGCGACAACTGCGAAGAAGTCGGAATCAGCCTCAGCGAACTACCCGAACAGTCCGGGACGGTGTCCCCTGCCCCGGAAGCCAAAGACTGTGTGGTGAACGATAACATGTACACACTCGGCCCGTGCACGAGGAATGGGATCACACTCGATGGCGGTGGATCGGGAGAAGATGCCTCCAAGAGGTGCGGCTACGGTGTTCGGCGCTACACTCTCGATAGAAATTCAGAAGGTTTCGAAGCCGAAGAAAATGGCGGGTCCTGTGTTGAAGCCAAGTTTCACCCGTCGCTCTGCCAAGTGCCGTGCGCGGAAAATATCATTCCGGAAAATTGCGGATGGGTCGGTGGTGAGGAAAATTGGTATTCGCCGACGAAGTCAGACGGTAAAGTGCATTGCATGTCAAGGCCCGATGCCGGTGATGACATTGGCACATGCAACGATGGATCTTATCCGAGCTCGGTGTATTTGGAAAAACGCGAACTCCAGGTCAATGTGTCCCCCGTGGAAACCCTTCCAGATGGTTCGCAGGTCGCCATCAATTCCTGTCCCGCAACGGGTTTCAGATACAAAACGTGCACTCGGTGCCCGATTGACTGCGCCGGGTACTGGACAGATACCGATGAAAAGTGTACTTCTAAATACGAAGTAGGTATACGAACATTCTGCCCCCAATATCTGCGCACAAAGTATATTAGAACAAAAAATGGCCAATACGGAGGTAATGATAGTTGCCCGGCTAATGGGGCCAAATCGACAGAAAAAATAGACACTGATATTAAAGATTGTGGGCTCCCCGATTGTTATTAATTTGACATCCTCGAAATATGAACATCCATATCAAAAATGCGTCACAATTTGACACGCACCATGCACTCTTGGTGGGTTTTTTCGTTACTTTCATTTTTGATATCGATAGGCCTCGTCGTGGTCTACCTGGTCCATGCCCCGCCGATATGTATGCACCCGAATGCGAAGGGTTTGTTTTTCGATGGTGCGAAGTGGATATGCAGATGCCGCACCGGGTGGGCTGGTAAGAACTGTTCCATCCCTCACTGCGTGGATGTAGACATAAACTTCGGTGCACCTCCAGCTCCTCCGCCCCAACCTTCGAGGAACTTTGGGTCTCCTTCACCACCACTGCCACCTCCCCCGTCCCCCCCTCCACCGTGCCCACCACCACCTTCACCTCCCTTACCTCCACCGCCACCACCGCCGTGCCCACCGCCGCCACCACCGCCACCGCCGCCGATCCTTCCCACAGCTGGTGACCTCTGGCATCGTTCACCCACCTACCAGACGACATCTTTCCCTTCGGCAAGCCAAGTCAAGGCTCGACTTGTGGATGGCCACGGCGTGTGCTCGCTATCCACGTGGAAGAGTGATTACACCTCGTGTGGTTCCGGCGATTGGAGAGAAGTCATGGTCACTCAGCAAGAAAACTTTTGGCCGTGCTACACCACGTGCGGAGGTGGTGATCCATTCTATGGATCTGGAATAAACTGGATGGTGACGTCCCCTTTGTATGACCTCGAAGAAGCGTCCTACGACATCACCGTGGCTTACGACGATCTGCTAAAGCTCTACCTGTGGTCTGAAGACCGAGGCGAACTCACGCACCTTTCACAAAATGCGCAGAGGACGACGATGGCCATCCCTCGCGCGGGCCGCTATCGCGTCGTGGGTGTGATCGTGAACACGCACTACGATGCCAAGTTTCAGGTGCAATCCTTTGGTGGTTTTTTTTAGGCACATAAAATGTAACAAAGTGGTCAGGAACTATTTTCAAACGTCGTGAAGTTTGTAGCGGTCATCACCTCCATAGGCAATGACTTTGTACATCTTTTTCACAAACTCGGGTGCGTTCTGACCATTTTTGACGGCGTCCGCCACCCCTGAAAACGTGCAAGATGCGTTCCGCACGAATTTAGTGTACCAACGAGAGTTCGATTTAGATGCGTCCACGACTTTGTGATAATCATCGAATTGTGGAATTTTACCAATGTCATCTTTGTGAATGAGTTTCATCTGCACTCGCCTGTGGTTGTCTTCGAACTCGTTGATGGAACCACTGTGAATGAGGTCCGCGTTGAATAGGATAGCCTGTCCAGGGTCGCACGGCACACTCTCCAGGGGTTGGCTCACGTTGATGAAATCACGACGTCGGTGGGACCCAGCTATGACGTCCAGGCACGCGTCCATGGGTTCGAGAAAAAAGAGGATGGTGTACGTTGGGTGCACCAACCGTTCGTTGAACATTTGCCCGTTCTCATCCCTGTGACACGTCGATATCGCACTCTTCTCCAGGGATAACACGTAATCTTGAAACACGTAGTCCGAACCGAGCACCCCTTCGATTTCTCGCAACACCCGTGGGTTGTTTTGAATCGCGTGTTGAAGTTCGCGGTATTTTTTGTTTTCCACGAGGTCCAGGGCGTGTCTGACTTCGAACTCATCGAGGCACGTCAGCACGTCGTACCCACTATCCCCATCTTGTGCCTTTACGAATCGAACCGTTCTGCTCTGTATCCATAAGAAGAACACGAGCAGTAATAATAACACAATAATGAGCATATATGTAATAAATCTAGAAAATAACCCCCAGTCCCGACCATCACACACACTTAAGAAAACATGGGATACGCACCGGTGTACGATTACCGTTGGGGATGTGGGGTGAAGCAGGTCACTGACCGAGCCATTTTGAATGGCCAAGTTTCAGGTGCAATCCTTTGGTGGTTTTTTTTAGGCACATAAAATGTAGAAGCAATGTAAAAGTAATGAAATCCCTGTATAACTTCGCACATGTGTTTCCTTCCAATAAAATTCAAAAAACCGTGGACAAATCTTCATCCATTTCATACATGGTGCGATGGCCACTGAACCAATCACAATGTATCAAATTAGGAAAAATCATCGAAGACAACATGCGCGCGTACATATTAAACAGCACCCAATACTTAGACATCCGCCCAAGTAATCGCGACGGACAGTCTGAACGCGATCACCTGTTCACGTGCGGAGGCCACAAGATCTACGCCGAGTTGAAATCAAACATCAATCTAGACACGGAAAAGAAAAAGGCCACGGCCAGAAAAATTAAATCCGTGGGTGAGGAAGAAGGCACGGTGGGATACTTGGTGGCCCTTCGTTACTGGCGCACAGATCAGATCCCCGACAAGTTTATGAAAAATAAAAACTATCAAACCCTTCGGCTGGTCGGCGTCAAGGAGTACCTCGAGGTATTCGGCTTGAGGCCTTTCTCCAGCACCCTGGAGTACACCATGTGGATCAATCAGTTGGCACGCGCACTCATCGAAAGTGGTGGGAAGGAACAAATTCGAAAAGAAATTGAAATCAAGGAAAATGAAATTCAAGAACTTAGACGTCTTTTGTAATTATTAATAATTCGTGATTACAACATGATTTGTATTTATCTCATCACCAACCCTATTGGAGTGTAGCTTAAATCTGTACTTCTTGGGATACTCGTGCTTGATGTAGTCCCCGTACAACTCTTCGATGAATGGGGTCTTCCCTATCACAATCATGCACTTGGCCTTGGCCTCCTTGAAGCACTCGGCCAGCTTTCGGTGTTCGTCCTTACCGAAGGAACAGTACCCGTAGTCCGTGAACTCACTGTCGTACGGTGGGTCCAGGAAGAAGAAGGCGTTCGGGTCTTGGCCGTGGAGTTCGAAGACTTTTTCAAAACTCTCATTCAACACACTGGCCCCTCCGAGGGCTCGCCGGTACCCGTCGTTCTTCACTTCTTCGTAGTTGACCGTCTTGTACCTTCCGAAGGGGATGTTAAATTTCCCCTTCTTGTTGTAACGGAGCATCCCACGGTAACACGTCTTCCGGAGGTAGTAGAAACGCTTCGCGTTGTCTAACGGGGTCTCGACTTCCATCTCGTCGCGCACTCTGTAGTAGGTGTCCGCGTCGTTCGGGTGTTCCTCCATGAAGGCGTGGATCTCCTTACCGTTTCCATCCCGGAGTGCGCGGTAGAAATCCACGAGTTCACTGTGGACGTCCGATAACACCGAGTTCGTGGGTTCGAGGTGGAAGAACAGGGCGCCACCACCGACGAAAGGTTCGACGTAGAGTTCGTGTTCGGGGATCAAGTTTGAAAATTGTGAGATTTCGTCACCCTTCCCACCACTCCATTTCACTATCGGTTTCATCATCTTAAAATTATAACGATCCTTCACTCTAAGTATTCTATGGGTGTGTATCTACGCATGTTCGTCGCGTAGAACTTTTTCATCAATTCGAACCACTTCTCGAGTTCGTCCTTCCTCAAACTCAATCCATCGGGTTTCCTTTCTTTCTTCACACCAATCTGGACGAGCCTTCGATCGCGTGGGTTCATCATCGGTTTCCAATCAAAGCACGTTCGGCAGACCCTTCTCATGCGCGAACCAATTTTTTTTAGAAAGAGATCATTCAGGTGGAGATAATGAAGTGGGTGAACATCCCAAAATTCATCGAAGAGTATGTATTCTTCGATGAAATTTGCGTAGATGTGTAAGTCTATCGGGTTTTTACACAAGTAACAATGGTGATACCATCGGAGGATCATCCTCGATCGTTTTTTAAACGCACCAAATCTATAAACGCGTGAAGACGAACATCTTTTCCGGTCGTTCAATGGGTTCGTGTGTGTAGCCAAGATTTTTTAAAAATTTTTTAATCTCACCGTCGTCGTGGACGATTTCAATCAAAATCGCGGGTTTGTGTTTCTGGATGACACCCATGGCGCCTTGGAGGACTTCCATCTCGTGACCTTCGACGTCGATCTTGACCACGGAAGGTGTCCCGTGATAGACCTCGTCCAAGGTTTTACACTGGACCGTGATGGGGAATTCGCAATCGTGTTCGTCGGGGATCATAGATGACCCACCGAAGTTCACTAACCCATCGGGTGTGGCGTGGGGAAAATACATCTTGGTCTCGTGCGCGACATTCGACAACGCGATCCCGTGGACAGTCACTTTATGTTGGAGGTTGTTCTGTTCACAGTTCTGGGTCACGAGTGGGTGGAATATGGGTTCGAAGGCGTGCACAGGCCCGTAGTCGGAGAACATCAATGTGTTGTATCCGATGTTCGCACCGATGTCTAGGATGTCCGTGCCAGGGACGTAGTGTTCTCGAATGTCTTTACGCATCCACCCGTCCCACTCCCTCCCGTTGGCGATGGCGCGCCCGATGTACTCGTCATTTCTGATCACCGAAACTTTGTAGCGTGGGTTCTGCACTGTGACGATTTCGAGATTTTGTTTCATTACATTATTATACGTACATGTCTTTAATGTGCACGAGGTAGATGCCGTGTCGGCCGAAGAGGTCTTTGAGGTCGTCCCACGTGCACGATTCCACGGTGCACTTCCCGACGAATATGGACACCACATCGTCCTCACACTTCTTATGCAAGACTTCTCCGATCACACTCGGGTACTCCTCACCGAGGGTAACCAAGCAGTCAATCTTAAGCTTGATGGGTTCGTCACCGCGAAGGGTGATGTAGAGTTTCCCCTCGTCTTCCATGTACTCGAAGAATGTTTCCCCGATTTCGGTGTAGCCGTCTTCGAATTTGTTTAAAAATTTTTGAATCATCACCTCGTCAGTCGTCACGAACACGCGGTGGGTGGAGTGCGCGTTGATGGTGACGTCCCACGGCGGGGTCTCGATCACGGTCTCCAGCACGTTCATCTCGTGGTTCACCAAGACTTCGGAATGGTCGACAATCTTTTGAAGAGTCTTCAAACGAAACGTCGGCTCTTCGAATATGGCACCCAAGACTTCGTCCAAATACTCCTTGGCGAAATCGTCATCCAAAAAATTGTTCTTGAGGTTGTTGTGAATGAAGCTCATCTCGTGGGTTGATCTAAGTGAACTTTGTGAAAAAACTTTATGTTTGTCTATTTCAAATGTACTTGTACATCTTGTTGTTCACGTGCACCTTGTTCTTGTGGCTCCAGAACGTGCGGCGCTCGCGCTCCAAGGCGGTGGACGCTCTCATAAAACAATCGGCCCGGTTAGCCACGACCGCGCAGCAGGATGAAGCCCCGATGCACGCGGTGATGCACGCGAACTCGGCCGTGGCATACATGAATGCCGCCAAAGAGCTCGCCTCGGACACGGACATCTACGAGGCCACAGGTGGGGTGCGCATGTCGGAGTTCAAGGAAAGGATCTTGGGAGTGCAGGACATGGTGACCCGGAAGACGATCGCCAAGTGCCCACAATTCGCGGGAGAGGTGGACCTCTACCTGAACAGCATCGCCGGTTAAAAATTTAACTGCATATCAAAGTGAAGAAAATGGACGACAAACTTCAGAAAGCGATTGAGAAGATGCGTCAGTCGTACGCGAGATTGAAAAATGAAAAATCACAGCGAACGGTGAAGGTGATTGAAAAGCTTCCTAGTAAAAATAAATCTAGATAGATTGTAAATGTTAGACGAGCAAACTCTTCAACCGGTGATCATCGCCATGGCCCTGTACATCGCCACCGTGGTGATCCTACCGAAAATCATCAAGAAACCCACGGGGATCGGCTTTGTCGACGAAGTGGTCATGCACGTCGTGGCTCAACAAGGCGCCATCACGCCCGGGGCCATCCTCGTCGGCCTCATCGTCTTGGCCACGAACTACATTAAAGACGAGTACATTTAAAGAGCCATGGGTAAAACAGCCTTGGCCGTGGACGTCGGATACACAAACATGGGCCTCGCCTTCGCGGTGTGTGAGAAATCGCAAGTTCGCGTCGAGCGCACGTGTAAGGTAAACTTGTCGGATTACAAATTTAACGCCAAGACTAACGAAGTGTTCGACTTAGTGCCACTCTTCGTCGAAGATTACAAAGATCTCTTCGACGAAGCCGACGTGGTGTTGATTGAAAAGCAACCACCGGGTGGCCTAACCAACGTGGAATGCCTTTTGGCCTACATGTTCAGAGACAAGCTCGTACAGGTGAACCCAGTGAGCCTGCACACCCACTTCGGGATGCGCCATCTCGACTACGAACAAAGGAAGGAACGGACGACGGCCATTGCCGAGCGCTACGTGGACCTTCCCTACGAACGCAAGCACGACGTGGCGGACGCGGTGTGCATGATCGTCTACTGGAACTTCAGGACGTCCGTGCACTTCTTCGACGGGTTCAGGTTTTCGTAAACTCTTCAATCACGTTCGCGGCACTCACCAAGCGCTTCGTGTGTGTGTGATCCATGTGCCGCACCCGATTGTCGAAGGCGTGCCTCATGAACTCCAAGAGCTGGCCCGGATCTGG